AGCTTGGAAAACTTTTTCGGTTCTTGCCTGCGTTGTCGATTGGAAGAATTACAACTACGCAAGGCGGTTACGTCGAGCAGGTTGAAATCCTTCGTCCGGATGAGTTCGGCGGAGGTAGTTCGACTTTGACTATTGATACTATTGAAGCTTACAAACGAAACAAGCTCTCTGCGGAGTCCGCTGATTGGGACTTTATCCATGTCGATGAACCTTGTATCGAAAAAATGTTTAAGGCTCATGCCCGCGGGTTGATGGATCGTAACGGTTCGTATTGGTTTACTTGCACTCCGTTAGATCAGATGTGGATGAATACTAAGTTCACGCCGAATCCAGACGCTCCGATTAAGGATGCGGAAGAAGGGTTAGAGTTTGAAACAAAATATATCATTACCGGGTCTATTTATGATAACCCTTACCGGGAGGAAGCTGGAGTTGCGGAATTTGAATCTTCTCTTACGCAAGATGAAAAGGACTGTCGCCTTTTTGGCCATCCACTAGGAATGTCGGGCAGAATTTACAAAGAATTTATTCATGACGATCACGTTCTCCAGGAAGTTCCTCTTGGCTGGAAAGCTTACCATCTTCCGCCAAAAAACTATACCATTCGGATTTGGTGGGATTATCATATTCGGTTGCCGCAAGCAATCCTGTATTTTGCCACAGACCCACAGGGAAGACTTTATGTTTATGATGAAATGTTTTCGGAGAACTTAATCCATCCGTGCATTACGGACTTGAAAGATCGTGTTGGTGGATATTTCGTCCCGGAATACTACATTGACCCGTTGGCAGTTATTCCAAATCCGGTTACAAGAGAATCCATTGTGGATGAGCTTTGTAAGTATGGAATTTATTTCATGCCAGCAAGTAAAGATTTGCGGTTGGGGATCAACATGGTTAGAGAACGATTGAAAGAGCGTGGGGCTGACGGTAAACCTACGATTATGTTCTCTCCTAACTTGCGCGAGACCATTTCAGAATTTTCTTATTACGTCTATGACGGGGACAAGAATAAACCAAAAGACGAAAAAGACCATATGATGGAAAATCTCTATCGTGCGATTGTTCACGGCTGTGCGTATATAACTCGTCCTGAAGACGAGGATATGCGGCCAAAACGGACAACGAATATCTCTTACGGAGAAGATCAGCGCAGGTTTTTTAATGCCAAGACTTTGTTAAAGCTATGACCGACGACATCAAAAAATTACTCGAACAAGAAGGCGAGCCGACGAAAGAACACCAGGCATTGTTAACTCATGCTTTAGCGTTGATGAAGCAATCGCGGTTGAAAATGTCGTCCAAGTATTTGGATTGGGATTTGCAGGACCAGGTTTATCGTGGCGAACGTGCACAGGACGAAGCTGACAAGAAAGCAGCGGATCGTGGCCAGCCGGAAAAGCTAGTCGTGCCTCACACCTACGCACAGGTTCAAACTTTTGTTTCGTTTTTGTTCCTTTTGTATAATCAAAATGCAATGTTCTTCGAGTTCGATCCGAGTGGAAACGAAGATCACGGGACCAAACAGCAGGATGCGGAAAAGATTGTGAATCGGGATTGCAAACGGAATCAGTTCAATCTCCGAACATTCCAGCACTTGCTAAACATTGCTCGCTTTGGCGTAGGCATTTTTGAAACTGGATGGACAAAGGAAATAGCGAATGTGTTCGTGACTCCTCCGCCAGTTGAGGTGAATATCCTCGGCGTTACTGCAAGTCTCCAAGGGGAACCTAGTTGGCAAGAGTTCGTTCGGTTCGAGGGTAATTATGTTCGGAACGTTTCTCCGTATCGCTTCTTTCCTGACACAGCATACCCGCTTGTGGATTTCCAGAAAGGTCGGTTCTGTGCGAGCGAAGAAGAGTACTCGATGGAAGAGCTGTATCAGCTTCAAACTAACGGGGAAGTTGCTGGTGTGGAACATATTCCTGCTGCTTCTGTTAACTGGATGTCTTCCCGTGGTGGAACTTTACGCTCTAACAATAGGATCGACAACGACTGGAGACAAAACTTTTCTGCGACGAATACGAAAGCGTTATGCGTTGTTACCAAAGTTCAGATTAAGCTTGTTCCGAGTAAGTTCATGGTCGACGGGGATGAGCCTCTTGGTCCGGAGACGTTTCCTGTTATGTATCATCTTTGGATTGCGAATGACCAAAGGATCATCCGACTGGAACCAGCAGGCACTTGGCACGGACAGTTTTCCTTTACCGTAGGCTTGTTCACTCCTGACATGGAGCAGACTATCGCGGACGGCTTGGCAGATCTAATTTACAGGTTGCAGGATATTATGTCCTGGTTCATTAACGCACGTATTTCTTCCGTCCGCAGAGTCATCGGCAACCGCTTGATTATCAATCCGTCTGTGGTTGATACGAAAAGCCTTGATGGTGAAGGGGATATTTACTTGCGTTCGGGAACGAACCCTCTGATTGGAGAGAAGGCTGTTTCGCAGTTGAAAGTGCAAGACGTAACAGCGGGACACATTGCCGACGTTGAGAGCTTGTCCCGGTTAATGGAAGTGGTGACGGGAGTAAACGGGAATGCGATGGGCCAGTATGCCCCTGGTCGCCGGTCTGCTACGGAAAGCCGTAATGTAAATGCGGGTGCCGCTGGACGAATGAAAATGCACGGGCATTTGATTTGGGAAGGTTCGTATGCGCCACTCGGACAGCAGATGCTAACGAACCATAGGCAGGCACTTTCTATTGAACAATTTCAGCGCATTGTTGGTCAAGTGGAAGACCTGGAAGCACGGTATGCTGCGTTTAAGGGTACGCCGGAAGAGGTTATTTGTGGAGATGATTTCTTTACTTTCGATTCGACCTTGGCGTCGGAAAAAGGTTTCATGGCACAGAGTATTCAGGAGTTGTTAGGCTTGCTCTTCCAGGCAAATCCTATGGCAGCGCAACAGGTTACGCAAACAATGGACCCTGTGAAGCTCGTTGGTCAGGTGCAATACCTTCGCGGCGGGGTGGATATTTCGCGGTTTAATTACGATCCCGGAACGATGCCGCCGCCGATGGTCATGCCGGAGCAACCGGGGGTTCCGCCTCAACCAGGAGTTCCAGTATGAGTGAAGAGAAAAGCAAAAAGCAACTAGAAGACCAGCTCGTAGAGTTGGACACGTTCTTGTCCTCGGGGTATTACCAATCGTTTTTATTCACTTTGAATCAAGACGTGAAAATCCTGGAGCAACAGTTGCTAGAACTCCGTCCGAGCACGCCCGAGGCGATTGCAGCACTTTCAGAACTCCATGGAAACCGGGATACAACGTCCTCATTTCTTACATTTTTTGAAGAGTCCCGTCAAACTCTCAAATCGAATCTTAGCAATATCGCTGAGACCGCACACGAATTGACGAAATCCAAACAATAACATGAATCCATTAAAGTATAAATTCCTTCCTTTTTACGAGGAAGCAGACGATAATCACGGCGGAAGCGCGAAAGAGGTCTTGGGGGAGATTACCCCTGAGCCAACGTCGGAAGTAACTCCTGACCCAAAGGAGGCTACTCCTGAAGTTGCGCCTTTCGACGCTAAGGCGATGGCCGCTGAGTTCGGCGAGCATCTCAAAGGGTATATGCCAAAGGCCCCTGCCGAACAGGCGAAAGCTCCGATGACTGCGGAAGAAGCCAAGAAGATGTTGAACTTTTTCGATATCGACGAGGACTTCATGACCCAGTTTGGAAATTTGGACACGCAGAAGACTGCACTAGAGCGTATGCGTGACGGAATTACTAAGCACGTTGATACTGTCATGCAAGCTCGCTTACAACAAGCGCAGTCTAACGTGGACTCGCAATATGCTCCCTTACTTACCGCGCATCAGCAACAACAAGTGGAGGCACAAGAATCCCGTTTTTTCAAAACTCACGAGCAACTTAACAATCCCGCTCTACGGCCAATTCTTGCCGCCGTAGGTAACTCTCTTGATACATCCCAATTTAAGGACGAAAAGTCTTTATTTACTGCCATCGCCTCTGGGGTCGAAGCAGTAATTCAACAAACCAACCCCGAATTCAAACTGGCCGCAGCTTCCGCTGTTGCCGGCAAACCTGTGTCTAAGCAGCCAACCCTTCCGGTAACTACACCGGGTGGGGGTGGTGGCGGAGGCGGAGCGGGTGATTCTGTCCAAGGACAGTCCAAAGCAATGGGCATCCTCGGTAAGGTCTAACGGTCCTTCCTGTCAGCTAGATACAACAACACAAAGGAAATAACACAATGGCACTAGGACTTACATCCAGTGAAACAATTGACAACTACTGGTCCAAGAACACCCGTCGGAGGATTTTTCACAATTTCCCGAACGGCACTGCTCCTTTGGTCGGTTTGCTGTCAATGATGGACAACGATGAAACGCCGATCCCTGAGTTCGGCTGGCAGGAAAAACGCTGGGCTGCGATCAAGACTACTACGGTAGCTGGACCCGCAACTTCGGGGAACAAGACTGGTCCGTTTACTACGGCCGGTGTAACCACAGCAAGTGGCGACAGTAATGGTAACTTTGATGTTGCTGCTATGGGTGCTATTCGGCTGTATGTCACTGACGCTTCTGACTTCCAAGTTGATACGGTTGTAAAACTGTTCAACATGGGTGTCAGCGCTACTGGTCCGACGGCAACGTCGTATACCGATATCGCTGGTCGTGTGACTGTGGTCGGCAGTGGTTATGTGGAACTGGAACTCGTCACCGCACAGGCTGACCTTCTCAACGTGGCTGCGGCTGCTGTTGGCAAGCATATCTACGCGATGGGTTCGGCGTTCTCTGAAGGTGCGCGTTCTCGCTCCGGCCGGATTAAATTCCCGAACGAAGCGGTTAACTATACGCAAATCTTCAAGACTGCGTTTGAGCTCACCCGCACGGCGTTGAAAGCCCCAACTGTCTATGACAAAACTGGCGCGTACAAGGAAGCTTGTTTCGACAATGGTATTGATCACATGTCTCAGTTGGAACTTGCTGCGTTCTTTGGTGAACGAGGAAAGACCACTGCGGTGGATCCGTCCACAGGAGACACTGTCTCTCGCCGGTTCACCGGTGGGTTGATGTGGTTCTTGCAACAGTGGGAAAAGGGCAGCGTTGCTGCTGGTGGTGCAATCGAGTACGGTCAGGCCGACGTTTCTGCGGAAACCGACTGGGTGACTTACACGAACAAGCGCATCATCAAGTTGGCCGGTGCGACTATTACGAAGGCTGAGTTCAATGAACTGAACTCCCGTGTATTCGAACGGACGAACGCTACCGACTGGAGCAAGCTCTGCTTGTGCGGTCCTGGTTACTTGAATCGTGTCGCTGACATGTTTGAGCGCCAGATCCAGTTCACTAGCCTTCGCGAGAACGGATTCAAAGGATTCGACTTCGAGATGATTAAACATAACTCGAATGCGGGCACGGTCTTTTACAAGACTCACCCGTTGTTCAATGACCCTGCGTTCCGGAACTCCGCGTTCTATATCGACCTGGGTTACATGAACTTCCGTCCGCTGACTGACAGCGACACGGACATCGAAGCCATGATTCAGGAAAACGATGCTGACAAGCGGAAGGATCAATGGTTGACCGAAGGTGGCTTCGAGTTCCCTTATCCAGAAGCGTTCCAGTTCGTCGGCGACCTCGGAGGAATTACCCTCTAAGTTATGTCTGCGTTGACTGCATCGCAAGTCAGCTTGTTGCCGGATTCACTGGACGCGGGGGAATTCGCGTTCGGTGGTCCGGTTGACAAGAAAGTGGTGTTGAAACGCCTGAAGCTAACCGCTGTTAGCGTTGGTGGTCAAACCAACGTTCTCAGCGCGGACGCTTTGGGATTTTCGCAGCTTGTTGCTTGTGGCAACTTCTTCGACGATACCAATAACGTAGTTGTTCCAGCGGTGGTCGATCCTGTAACGGACACGATTGTGTTCGGTGCGGGGTCGTTCTCTGGTGGAGCAGCGGCTGGAGACGTTTCGGCGGTCTCTGGTTACATCACTGTGGTTGGCGCACCAAAACTGCGCTAATCCAACAAAAGGAAAATAAACTATGAATACGACCTCTATGGGTTCACTCGCAGGCAAAACTTATACTCCCGGCAAGGGAAATAAGGAGAAACGGCTCAGCACAACGGCAAAGGATCACCCTGATACGTTCGGCGGAACCAACGACCAAAAACAATTCACAGGAAAAAAAGGCACTCCTTCAGGTCCATTTGGACTTAAAGGTCGAGAGTTCTAAATCCTGTTTACAACTATCTTCTTCCTGTGTTATTATCTGACATTAAAAAAGCTACGGCGTCATACCTGCAACTTGACGTGGCGGATCTGACCCAAAACGGTCTCGATCTATTCCTCGTCGCAGTTAATCAGGCTCGTGCTGAGGCAGAATTACTGTACGATTTCGAGTTTACTCGAACATTAGCGGAGTTATCCGTTGATGGAAGCACGGGAGGAAGTCTTGTGAACACGGTTCTTTATGGAACGGCAACAGCAGTGGAGGTTAAGTCTATTGTTGAAGTAGGGATTTTCGATACATATGGAAATCTGCTTCCCGTGGAATGGACTACGGTCGCGGAAAGTCTGGAAAGACAAAGAGTCAATCCGCATTATCGGCGGAGGAATGTAACGGATGGAAATACTCTTGAACCTCCTGGACGCGGAAGGTTTACTTTCGCAGGCGACCGGGTGTTGTTTTTTCCCAAAACAGCAGGGGAAACTTTCCTGTTGGGAATGGAAATCTACGCTATGACTACGGATTGGGACGCGGATACGCTGGCGGAAACTACGGCAACAGACCCGTGGCTAAGCAAAGGCTCGTCGTATTTACAATGGCGAAGCATTATTCATATGAATTATTTTAACAAGCAATTTATTTCTCGTCAAGAAGGAAACTTGCCTCCGCCACAGGAGCTTGCTGACCGTGCGCTGGCGTCTTTCCGTGAATGGGATGTTTTTCGTTTTGAACAATTTCGGAGGCACGGACGGTAATGCCTTATACTCCTCCAACAACGAACCATTCCCAAGGGGAAGAGTTGCATGGGCAACAGTATGACCCTCGTATGGGGATTGTTATGCCGTTTGAATGGCAGAAGACTACCATGGGAGTTAACATGGGTGAAGCGGCGACGGATCTGGATGTTGTTAGCAAAGATCTGAACCTGAGAAAGACCTGGGACATAGTTGCAATTCAGGCAGCGTTGGATGCAACAAGCGAACGTAGTGCAATTACAAAAGACCAGATCGAAGTGCCAGACGAGTTAGCGGCATTGGAAATTATCTGGACTAAGGACGAAGCAGACGGAGAAACACAAAGTGACTGGAATGGAAGGGCGAGTGGATATAGTTATAGCCTAAGTGGAAGCGAGAATGCTAGTGGACACGCAAGCGTGGGAGTATTGCCGGAGCTACTATGGAACCGAAAAGAGTTTTATACAGCAGGAGTTTGGGTTGATGTATGGGAGTTTTACTTACCAACAACGGCTGTTAAAGCTGACGTGTTGGCAAAGGTTAGCACGCTAAAGGGAGTGAGTGTTTTGGCTTGGCCTAGTTTTCGTCCTGTTGCATTGACTTTTGTTTTGAGTGGCGGAAAGGTTAGTGGCAGGGTTGACGTCAGTGCTAGTGCTGGCCAGTCTTATAGTTTGAACAGTGATGATACTGAGAATAAGATGTGGGATGCGACCAAAGGCTGGGGGAAAAGTAAGGATATAAACTTGGATGTGCGTGTGCAGAACTTGCCGCCTATGTTAATGAGTACGAGGTTTTTGAATAATGCGACGGAAAATGCAAGTGCTAGTGTAGATGCAGCGGTTGGTTGGATTGGAGACAATTTTCCAACCGTTACCGTGAATAAAGCGTTAAATGTTGAGGTTCAAGGA